ATTTTGTTTAAAGGGAAGTGTCTTGCTGAGTGGTCTCAAATAACAGGCACCTCAATGGGGGTATTTGATAATCGTCTAAGAGCTGGCTGGTCTTTAAAGAAAGCTATCATGACGCCATCTCGTGGTGGGACTGAAAACTATTTGAGAGGTGGCAGGACTAAGGACAATAACATAAAATATAAAGGTAAGTGCCTGTCCGAGTGGTCTATACTTACAGGCATAAAATATTCCACGCTAAAGATGCGTATTTACAATGGGTGGGATATGTACAAAGCGATAAGCACTCCAGTAAAAGGGCATCTTATTCTTTGCGATATAGAAAGTATATTAAGGGAGGCTGCGTGACCCAAATTAAAATCATCCTGACTGTGCTGGCTATCCTGATCATTTGCGGGCTGCTTCTTTATGTGCAGTCCCTCAAGGCGGCCAACAATACTTTGACTACCGATCTCCAGCAGTCTCTGGCTAATACAGAGGTGCTTGAGGCTAGCCTGATGGCTAATACTGCCGCGCTTCAGGTCAGGGAGATAGAGGTGGCTAAACTAACCCAGCAAACTAATGAGATTCTGGAGGGACTGGATGAGGTGTATAAAACTGACAAGGTTGCTTCTGACTGGGCTAGCACTGAGTTGCCTGCCTCTGTTCTCAGGCTGCTCAAATAAAACTCCCTGCCCCTCGGTTAAGGTCTTGCCTCCAGTGGTTTATTTGGCCGCTGTCCCGGAGCCGCAGATGCGGGGGAAGACCAACGGGGCATTAGTTACCTATAGCGTGGAGCTTAGGTCTGCTTTGCGTCTGGCTAATCAGGACAAAGCAGCTTTAAGAGAGTGGGTTAGTGCCCAGTCCCAATAAAAAATGCCCCGCGGGATGGGCTTATTCCCGCGGGGGCTATTTGATATTGCATTCTGTTTTAACTGAGCTTAAGAGGGTTCCGTGTCCTCCGGCTCAGCCGACTTGGATAAAGATAGTTTAGTGGATAGTTGATTGTTTGTCAAGGATAAGTTATTATATATCCGGCAGTATATAATTTTAGGAAAGGAGAATAGATGGCTGATCTTTTTAATCCTATAGTATTGACTACCAATACTTCAGGCGGCCAGGTACATGGTCTGCTGGACTACGTCGGCGGAGAAAAGCTGGACAGTCAGGCTATTGACATTGCCGGTCTTATCTCAGCGGACGCGGACAATGTAATTAAACCGGGGGCGGATGGGAAACTGTTTTCTTTGGGCGGGGGCACAATTAATTGTACTTTTAATGTTGAGGATCTGATAAGTTCTGAAGCTGGTAATATGTCCCGCCCTTCTCTGGAGGACGGGCTTTTATATACTGACTCGTGCGAGTTTAACACTGCCTCCTTCGTTTCCACTGACTCTGACAACTCCCTTAGTTTCGGTTCGGACGGGCTTTTGTATGTTTATGGTGGAGATGAGTGTGAGATAAATATCGCTAATCTTATTTCCGCTGACTCTGGCAACGCTATCACTATTTCTATTGTTGACGGCAAGCTTTATGCTACCAGTGAGTCTACCTGCACTTATGATATAGTGGACTTCATTTCTACCGATATAGACAATGAGATTACGGTCGGGGTGGATGGGAAACTTCTGGTGAGGAATATGGTCTGCGAGTGGCCGATCGTGGACATGATCTCCAACGCTCCCAATAACCGTCTTAAGTCTTACGTTACCGGGGATGGCAAACTTTGCGTTCTTCCAATAGACCTCCCCTCCACCACCAGTCCCAATGCTCTGACTATTGATGGTACCGATAACCTGCTTCGGGTAAATCCCAGTAATCTAATTTCTGGAGATGACAACAGCGGGCTGATAACCGGGTCGGATGGGAAGCTGTCGGTTGACTTCGGGGTGTATTGGTTAGAGTTGTTTCTGAATGGCAACTTTAAACTGATATCGGGGTCCCAACTTCCGACCGGTGGGACATGGGCTTATATTTCTTTCCGGTCATATTATGATGGGGATCTGCCTTGGGATGACTACCTGCAAGGGGTGGCCGATGCCGGGGTTGGGGCTGGGGGGACTTACGCTATACAATATTGGACAAGGCAGCGCGAGCCTGATCCTTGGGCCAGAATGGTCGTTTGGAGGGTACAGTAATGAGCTGGCAAGACAATCCTATCACTAAAGCCTATGACGGCTCCTTTTATATTGTGCTGTCCACGGCTAATGCTTTTCCTTATTCGGTTGTCCCTTTGTCGGAGGACCCTCAGAACAAGTACGACTTCGACGAGGTGGCGGCTTTTTGGGCGGCTTTGGCGGATGACGATCCACGCAAGCTGACCGGAGATTCGCCCCCTGTCCCGGACCCGCCGACGGATGATGAGGTTATGGCAGGGTACCGGTCTCAGGTTGTATCCCGGCTGAATACTTTTGCCGCTACGCGGAGCTATGAGGGGACGCTGGACTGCATCTCTTATTATCATAGCGCGGGGGTGACGAGGGCGGCTCATGCGGTCTATATGATTACGGCTCGGGATGACACTTGGGCGGCTTGGGACGCTCTGGTTGCCGGAGTTGATGCCGGGACGACTGCCGTACCTGCCACCTGGGAGGATGTGGAGACTCTTTTACCTGTTCTGGCTTGGCCTGACTGAGCTATCCAAGGAGATATAATAAATGGCTGTATGTATAATTAATCCCAGTTTCCTGACCGGGTTTGACTTCCAACTCCTCCACGCTTTTGAGGGTGTCGAGTGCTGCCGCAAGATGACTTACAATTCTTTGCGGGATGAGTTTATTTGCGGGGCATGGAACGGGCGTCATGAGTATAAGCTGACTGAGCGGGCTACTAAGATTACCCGTCGGGAAGACGCCTTCCCGTCAACTTTGACCGATAACTATTATTGCTGGGAGGGTCGATTTGGCATTAGCCGCCATGTCTTTCAGGCCACTACCGGGGTAGCTGTCGCCGGAGGGAATTCGGCACGTAATTTTATTCGCAGTAATGATACGGACGTTTATATTGCGACGGCGGCTTCCGTTAATACTAATAATGTACAAGGCATAGGTTATGCCGGAGGATATTTTATTGGCTATGGAGCAAGATCGGCGGGAGGTACGTCGACAACTGTTCTTGCTAATATTATTCAACACGGAGAAGATAATGTAGGGACGGCCTATTCTTCTAGTGGCAGTACTCCTGCTGTTGGTACAGTGTGTGTTTCTCGGCACGCTACGACCAGAGGTCAGTGGCTTTACGGGGTGCTTTATCCGGAGACGGTTGCGGATATATTTGCGGGGCGTTTACTCGGGATGGGCAAGAAAGCTTTGCCTTTAACTGCTAGTCCTATAGGTACGGTTTCCCAGAGGTTTACCCGTTTGGCTCAGTTTAATGCTGATGGGACGGCGGTTGAGGTGGCGGATCTGATTGACTATCCGGTAGACTTCTCGGACGGTTTTGCCATGGTGGAGCGGGATGGGACGATGTGGCGGGTTACGGCAGCTGACGCTGGGGGTTGGCATAAAGGTGCGGCCCCTGAGACAGAGCTGGCTGGTTATACTTTCCCCCATTTGGCTCACGGTAAAGGCCGGTTTGGGGAGGACCTTCTGGTGACCTTGGACTCCACTGGCTCCCTTGGTTTGGTATCTCTTGACGGTGGCGATTCTCATATTGTTTTTGAGTTACCGTCCGAGTTAGGGCAGACTATACCCGGAGGTATTGCCGTCCCGACTGGCGCGGATGACGGGCAGCGTCTCCAGCGCTGCTATGACCTGCAATACATTGAGACTCCTGAGGAAGGCAATGGCAAAGGTAAGTGGATACTATTGGCCGGGTTCGCCGTCTTTGAGCTGATCCCCAGATACAAGTGAGAAGAGTATGGCCCCCTGTGGACGTTGTGGGAAAAAAACCAAGGTGGAGACGATTATTAGAGAGGATGGGAGCGAGCTGCGCTGGGCCAGACGCAAAGGCTTACTCCCACCGTCTCCTGCTCCTGTGACTAAAACTGTAGAGACTAAACAAGATGACTAAGAAGAGAGGCAGACAAATGACCGATGTGCGGACGCAGAAAGAAAAGATAGATGATTTGGATACGGAGGCCGTGCAGTTTTTCCTCAACTGGCTGAAAGAGCTGCGGTTGTGTAATAAGCCTAAGATGGACGCGGCGGCAGTAGCGGCGCTGACTGACATCGGCGGGAAACAGCATCATGTAGCTCTTATTCTTTTAGGTGCTCAGCAGCAGCTGGAGGCTTTGATAAAGGAGATTGAAAGGGATTCGCGGGAGGATATTCCTCCTCTCCCTGGGAAGTAATAATAGGCAAGGCAGCCATGACTCATAATGATATCTTATTGGAGAAAAGACACTTATGGCCTAACATAGCTTGGGACCTGGCCCAGACCCATGTCCCATCGATGGACCCGCGCAGCCCTGAGGATGTGGTATCAACTTATGGGTTGACTAAAGAAGACTTCCTTAGGCTGATTGCTTTACCTGACTTCAAAGCTTTATTTCAAAATGAGTACCAGCGGATTAAGGAGATGGGTAGCCGGGCCGGGCATGTTTTCCGGGCCGAAGCTATTCTGGCCGACTTGGCTGTGACTCTGAGAAACAAACTTAAAGATCCCTCAGCTGAGCTTAAAGACTTGCTCAATGGTTATAAGATTCTTTCCGAGATAGCCGGGTTGAGCCTGGCCAAAGATAAAGATACCAAACAGATCAGTACTCAAGTAGCAGTCCAGATAGTAGTTCCGGAGAGTTCTAATCCTAAGTTTGCCGCGTTGAGGGGCGTTGTTAATGAGTAACCTGTTTAAGTATAAACCGACTCCTACAGGGACGAGGTATCATGACAACGATGACTTCATTAAGATGATAACCGGGCCATACGGCTCGGGCAAGTCTACTATCGTAGCTATGGACCTGTTGTATTACGCTCTTACTCAAACCCCCGCTCCGGACAATGTGAGATATACTCGTGTCGGGGTTATCCGGGCTTCTTATCCTAATCTTATCCAGTCTACCCGAGAGACGCTGCTTCAAGTCCTCCCGGAGGACTATGGCAGTATTACCATGGGCAGTGCGCCCCTGCGCGGGGTGTATATTTTTCCTTTGGGAGATGGGACAACTGTTCATTTAGAGGTGGTGTTAACTGCTGTAGCTACTATGGAGGATGCGGAGAAACTTAAATCGGCTAACTGGTCTTTCGCTTGGATGAACGAGGCCAGTGAGATGGAGCCGGGGATTATGGAGTTCCTCACTAGCCGGGTAGGCCGGTATCCCAGTAATGATATGGGGGGCTGTTCTTATTCAGGGATTCTATTGGACTTCAACCGCCCTCCTCCGGGCCACCATCTTTTGGCAACTATGGCGGATCCGGTTTTGCGGTTGACAGACGAGCATGGGTTGGAGAAAGAGATTCCTATTGCTGTATTTATTCAGCCTCCGGCGGCTTTTAAAGAGGTTAAAGAAGACGATTCAGTAATCTATAGGGCCAATCCAGAGGCGGAGAATCTGGAGAACCTGCGGGGCGGGATAGAGTATTATTCTACTCAGATTGCCAGTTGGCTCAAGCTTGGGCATACTGACTATATTGAGTCTTTGTTTTGTATGCTGGACACTCCCCTCCGGGACGGCCAAGCTGTCTTTCCCCAGTTCAGTATGGAGCACCACGTCGCTAAAAATGCTTTGGAGCCTCAGGGTTATACCCCAGTGATAGTAGGTATGGACACTTCCGGGATTCATCCGGCGGCTACTTTTTGGCAGGAGAACCAGGGGAAATGGTGCTGTCTGGATGAGATAATGGGCATAGAGATGGGGCTGGAGGCGTTCATGGAGGAGGCGCTGGTCCCGATGATTAGGGGCCGGTACCCCACCTGTGATGCTATTATTTCCTGCGATCCGGCTAATGCCAGGGACTCTTTTACTGCTCTGTCACCGACTGCTCATTTAGAGCGGTTAGGTTTTCGGATTTATTTGCCTCAGTCTAATCTTCCTAAAATAAGGATACGAGCCGTTGAGGTTCTGCTTAATAAGCAGGTCGGTGGGATAATGGTTTCCCCAACCTGCAAGGGAGTAATACGGGCTATGTTGGGGGGTTATCATTATACGGCTAGGCGGGTAGTTAGTTCTACGGCGGGTAAGATTTATAACAGCAGGCCGGAGAAAAATGACGACTCGCATTTGGCTGATTCCGTTCAGTATGCGGCTATGTATATTAATCAGGGCGAGGCTGGGCCGACAGCAGAGAAAAAGCATCCCATTGCTGCTTTGCTCCATCGTAAGCGCGCATCGCTTAGAACTATAATGTAAGGACAAATATGTTTGAGTGGGGCACAACAAGGAACCTGGCCAAAGACGCTAAAGATAATATTGCTCGAATAACTCTGGAGCGATATAGAGCGGCTACTACTTGGCAGGGATCGGAGCGAGTCGGAGAGAAATCTTTACGGACGGTCTTGCAGGAATGCTATGACCAGATGAACTCGATCATGTCCTGCGCGGAGCGGGAGCAGGCGGAGAGCTTGCGGGTTAATGCCTCCATTAATTTAACAGCGATGAAAGTCGGTGTGGTTCATGCGTTTCTGTCTGAAGCTTTGATCCAGCCGGATATGCTGCCTTGGGCCATATCTCCTACCCCTATCCCGGATTTGTCTGATGACGGGAGGATGGAGGCCCTGGAGATGATAAAGCGGGAGATATTTGAGGTTGGGTTTGCAGGGGATCTTGATGCTTTGGTTCAGAGAGTAAAGCTGGCGGTTAGGGAAAAAGAGCAGGAGCTGGCTGTTAAGCGTGCTAAAAATATGGAGACTTTGATGAGTGACCAGACCATCGAAGGGGGCTGGAGGACAGCGGTTAATGCCTTCCTGATGGACTTTGCTATTTATCCTTATGCGGTTATGCATGGTCCAGTTCCGACTAAGAAATCAAGGATGGTTTGGGAGAACAATAATCTTAAAGTTAAGAAACAGTCTTATTATGAGTTCCGCAATATCTCTCCGTTTGACTTCTGGTATAGTCCAGATAGTCGGGATGCTCAGTCTGGTACCAGTATTTTTATACGGCAGCGGTTTACTAAACGGCAGCTATTGGACATGGTCGGGATGAAAAGTTACTTCGCTGACGCGGTGACGGAGATATTGTTTGAGACTGAGTCTGAGGAGAATTATAACTTTAAGTGGATGTCTGAGAATCCTGATCAGCGGGATGACAGTATGGTCATGTGGCAGAATAGTTCCGGGACTATAGACTCCATGTTGGCTATTGGGATATACAGCGGAAAAGAGTTGGGAGAGTATGGTATAAGTGGGTTGGAGGATAGGAATTATTACGACGCGACAGTAACCGTAATTGGTGGACGGACAGTTCAGGTTTATATTCAGCCGGACCCGTCAGTTGATATTCGTCCTATTCATACAGCTAGTTTTTATAAAACTCGGGACCGGATAGCCGGGAGTGGTATTGCTCAAAGGATGAGGGATGTGGATCGGGCTTATCAGACTGTCTTCAGGTATATGCTTAGGAACGTGGCCAATGCTTCCGAGCCGATAGTTGAAGCGGACTATACCCGTCTCAGTCCTTTTATGTCGGATGAAGATTTAACCTCCCTGATTCCTGGCAGTTTTTATCTGGCTAAGAATGATGGTATGGCTAACACTCCCGCATTGCGGGTGACGTCTATACCTAGTGTTATTGGGGAGTATGCCAATATTCTTCAATATTTGATGGAGCTAGGGCATTTAGTAACTAACATCCCGGCGGCTTTGCATGGGATGCCGGTAGGCACCGGGATGAACCGGACCTTTCGGGGGGCGGCTTTGTTGCAGGGGAATGCGGTCAAGTCCATTACAGCGGCGGTTAATAATATAGATGAAACTGTCTTAGGTCCGTTGGGGACGCTGTTGTTTAATTGGAACATGCTGTATGAAAAGGATATGGACATCCGGGGCGACAGCAATATTGTGGCTCAGGGGGTTCAGGGCCTTCTTAGTCGGGAGTTGGACAAGACCAAGGCTGAGGATGTTCTTCAGTTTGTGGCTACGGCTGGACCTAATATCGGGAGCATGGCTGCGCCTCTATATGCTTGGTCAGTGGCTAAAATTTTGCGGACTATGGGTGTGCCCGAGTATTTATTGGAGGGTAATGTTGTAGGAGGACAGCAAGGAGCGGAGGCTGGGCAGCCAGCTCAGCCTGGTATGGAGATTGGTATGGCACCGGAAGGGGTGGAAGAATAAAAAAATCCTGAAAATTATATTAGGTTATGTTATTATGTTGGGTAGTATGTGAAAGAAAGACATAGGAAGCTGAACGATGCAGGTAAAAATAAAACAGGTTGTACATGTGTTAGCTTTGGGGGCGGGGCAGGTTACCCGTATTTTCCCTGACGGCAGCTTTGATGTCAAAGTTGGTGGATATGGGGAGATGCATTTTTCTTCCGATGGGCAGATAGGTCAGTCGGGAGTTCAGCGGGTTTTTTATCAGGACCCCATGCTTATTGTCCCGCCGGATAATCCTAAACTTTGGGCCGCTTTTAAACAAATAGCTTCGGCTATGTATGCCGAGTTGATTAAATTACAGGCGGCGGGAGAGATTGCTGAGGAGGAAGGAGAAACCGATGCGTGACCCTATGGAGATTTTTGAGGATGTATTGAGCAAGCATTTTCCTAAGTTGTATAAAGTGTATATGAAATACAATTTCTGCAAGGGGGAGTATGCGGACGGTACAGCCAAGCCTGAGTCTAAGGCCTTTAACATATTTAGCCGGGTTTTCTATCTGGAATGCAGTTGTTGTGCAGTGTTCCGGGGGATGATGGCTGGTGCGGTTCTGGGCTTTATAGTCGGGACTTTTTTCTAAGGAGTGAAGATGGGTATTAGTACTGGAGGATATATAGTGGACTCCACTGATATTACGCGGAGATGCGTGGATGACCCTTGCACTCAGACTAGGGCCAGAGGAGTAAACATTCCCATCTTTACGCCGGAAACGCCACTTGATTGTGATCTATCTTATGTGATTGAGGTTCAGCCCGGACGGACTATCTCAATAGATGCGTGGAATATTCCTGAGAACCGGGCTATTTATATTAATAGGGTAGTAGTGGGGAGTTTCCAGCCGCTTACCTGTAGTAATACTAACCGATACGCTATGATGTTTTTCCGAGGTAAATCAGGCCAGGTTATTTTTACTAAGAGGATGGACCTCGGAAGCCAGGATTATTGGAAGATAACCTCGGACAGATCACAGATTATCTGGGCGGTGCCGGGGATGTATCAGCTTGAGTTGGAGAGTACTGATATGCTGGGCCAGGTGATGCAGGTTGAATATTCTATGTGGGAGACCATGCTGAGTATGCCCAGCCGGTATTGGGGAGGTATTCTATGAAAGGGTTAGTTGAGCCGGTCCCTATCTTTAACTCCAAGTCAGTCACCCCGGAGAGCACTCCGTTTTATCTCTATCCCAATTATGTGATGGCTTTTTATGCTTATGGCTTTGCTTCTGAGAGTATCCAACTGTCAGAGTCTGGGATTTTTGGAACTCAGGCGGCCTGTCTTAATTCTATTCTTTGGAAGGACAACCCGTTGCCTGTCCCGAATCCCAATGCCCCGCCTACTCCTGTTCTGGATTTACAGAAATATGTCGGGCAGATATTGGCGGAGCAGGAGATTATAACCAATGGTTGTCCTTGGCAGTTGAGTGCTTGCAATAATATTGCCTTGTTGGACTTGTCTGGCTCTTACCGGCTGGTGTTGAATGACTCGGCGGCGGTAACTATAGCTCACGTTTATTATCGGGTATTTCCCAAAGAAGAGATGTTGCCTCGCAACTCCCGTCTATATCTAGGAGAATAATATGGCTAACTGCGGTGTGCTTGATTTTGCAAAAGGAGCTACGATAGACGAGGGCAAGGTCGTAAACTCTAAGTTTATTGATGGGGAGATTGTAAGCTCTACTTTGAAAGACTCTCATTTTACCGGTAATATCAGTTTTGACGAAGATACTGCTAACCAATTACCGGTTAATAAAGAGGCGGTGGCGGCGGTTTTCAATTCCTGCGGGGGTTTGCCTTTGATTCCGGGAACGCAGGTACCTACCTGTGACGAGATGAATCTGGCTATCAGGCTGGCTGTGTGTGAGGGCTGTGATGGCGGGGGTGGCACAGGCGGGAGTGGGGATACCATTACCGCTGTCACTTGGAACAGTAGTTATACTCAACTGACTATAGATACTATTTATCCGGATACCAGTACTAAGGCTTGGGTTGTTGACTTCAATACCTTCATTTCTAAGATAGAGGCCGGTGGTGATACCATTACCAGCATTAACTGGGATGCTTCTAAAACTGGGCTGACTATCCATACTTCATTGCCTGACGGCAGTACTAAGGATTGGCCTGTTGATTTTTCCCAGTTTGTCAGTGCCGGAGGTGGCGACACTATTACTGGGACGACTTGGAATGCTACTAATTCTATCCTCACTATCCACACGCTACTCCCTGATGGGACTACTACCAAAGATTGGCCTATTGACTTTACTCAGATTATCAGTGGGGGCGGGGGAGATACCATTACTGGGACCTCTTGGAGTTCTGACCAAACTACCCTGACTATACACACCCTACTCCCGGATGGGACTACGGTTAAAGATTGGGACATAGACTTCTCTGGTATGGGGATTAGTTTTGGTATCAGTCCTAACGACCCTGATTCTACTGAAGATACAAGTTTGCCTACTAAGATGTATGGGGTGGATAGGACAGCTCTTCTTGGACAGCCTGATGTTTGGATCAGGATTTTGGTTGGGGGCGCTGCTTATGTCGTTCCGGCCTATCCTGAGAAGATTAATGCGTGAGGTGAATTATGAAAGGTAAAGGGCCTCCTTTTCCTATAGCACATCCTATGATCGTGGTAGAAGAAATGGACTGCACTAGAGAGTCATATTTGGATGAGAAGCTTTTTGGACTAGTGCTTGGCAAGGAGATACAGTTATGTAATAGAAGGCGAACCGAGCCGGGCTTTGCTACTATTATGGATATGCAATTTGAGAAGAAAGGAGAGGTGTGACATGGCTTGCAATGGATGTCGTCAAGTGCAACAGTCTCCCTATGCTTCGAGTACAGGAAGGCAAAGCAGCGTTTCCAGTTCTACTGTGGCTCATACTATAACTCCGCCGCCGCAGACTATGTCTAAACGAGAAAAGATAACGGGACTAAGTTATGTCATTCCCAAAAAATGATAGCGTGGTCGAAGTAGAAAAAAGTTTGAAAACCATTATATTTGATGAGGCTGTTTATAGTCATTTGATATCATGGTTTGTTCAGCAGGAGATTGAGTATAGCAAGGCTTTCGTTTCTTTATCTGGTAGTGCAGTTTTTAATGACGAGCACCGACTGCCTGCGGCTAGGGCCAAAGGGCAGTTGGATGCTGTCTCTAATATTATATCCAGTTTGGAAAAATTGAGAAGGAAGTAAAAATGGCAGAAAGATCAATGAGAGTTAACTGGGCTAAGGAAGCTCTGATGAAGGAGGCGGCAGAAAATGCTGCTCAGACTACCCCCGAATCCCAAGTGTCTCCTGTAGAAGTTAAATCTGAAGCTATGCCCTCGTCTGTACAGCCTGTAGCGGCTTCTGTTCAAGCTGCGACAGCTCCCGTCCAACCGGCTCAATCTGTGTCTAATGTAGACATTAAGGAATCTTTTTTCAGTATTCCTGGTGAGGAAACAGTAAAAGCAGTCCCAGATGACAAGGTTCGCCTAGAAAAAGAATTAATGGCGGCTCAGTCTGAGCGAATGCGGCTGGAAGAAAAGTTAAGGGTTGAGCGGGAGGTACGGGAGAAAGCGGCTCAAGAGCGTGACGAGCTTAAAGCTTGGCGTCGGGAGCAAGAGCTTAATAGAGAGTTTTCTTTGGCAGGGACGGAGTTTAGCAGTATTGACCCGGATGATGCTGAGAAGATGGCTAGTATAACTCGCAAGTCTCACGCGACTTTGAGTGAAGAACTTAAATTGTTGCGGGAACAGATTGAGCAGAGTCAGGCTGAGCAGCAGCGGGTTTTGAGGGAACAGGCCACGTATGCTAAGGAGGCTGTGTCTTCAGAGTTGAGGGCTAATACCAATAAAAAAATATTGCAAGCTTATCCTGATTTCGATTCTCTGAGTAAGACTTCTCAGTTTCAGTCAATGCTGAGTCAGGCTACCCGGCCTGGTTCTCACATTACCAATAAGGACGAATTAGGGATGGCATATGCGGCAGGTGATGCCGATTATATTGTTTCTTTTTTGAAAGAGCGTTTGGGTAATCAGCCTCAGTTTGATAAGATTGCCCAAGTGGGGTCGGCCCCGGTTGATTCTTCGGTAAAAGAACAGGGGGCTAAGATGTCGGAAGATGAACAGCTTGATTTATTGACTGCGGTTAAGACGGGGGTCATTTCAAGAGAAGAGTTTCGAAAACAACGCCAAGCCCTGACTAGTGCGGGGAAAAGTTAACTTAGATAAGGAGCGTGAACTGTATGGGAGTTCTTTTGCAACATTCCAGTGGGTATGGCGGGCTGGATAACACCCCGCTTGCCCGGCCTGGCTATTACAATGAGATCATGAATGTGGTGTATGAACGGGATTTCCTTCCTGAAATTACCAACAATCAGACCAACGAACGAATCACGGCTTGTACTCAGATGGTGCAGATTTTGAAAGCGCCCGAAGTCCCTGACTGGCGGTCTTACCAGATCAATCAGGAGATGGTGCCCGCCCAGATTACGGCTAATTCTATCTGCCTGTATATTGATCAGGCCGCTTACCAGTGCATCAAAATTGATAAGCTGACTATTCGCTGGGCCTGTGAGCGATGGGCGCAATGGGAAGCCAAGTTCCTTGAGGCTACTTACGAGAAATACGTTAAGGCGCAGCGGGAGTGGGTGCTGACGGCTATGATGCTTGAGGCCGATCCCCGTAATAAGGGGAACAGGTCTGGTCAGTATGCCAACATCAATCTCGGGGCCAGAGGCAATCCGGTTGTGGTCAACAAGGATAACCTGTTGGTTCAGTTTGCTTTGATGCAGCAGATTCTTATGGAACATTTAGCTTGGAAACAAGGCGAGATGTTTATGATTGTCCCGGTTCATCTGCGTCCGGTTCTGATTCAATCTCGTTTGGCGGATGCTTCTTTTACTGGCAGCTGTGCGCCTTGCTCAATGGCTATTGATGGTATGTGGGCGCAGCCTATTTCTGGATTTAATCTGATTGAAACTATCCATCTTCCGGGCATTATTGAGAGTGACGGGCGGCTGTGTTTCTATGTCATTGCCGGAAACAAGGAAGCCTTCGCTTATGCGGCTGACGTTGTTGAGGGGCGTATTGTGGAGAATGATAAAACTTTTGGTTTGTCGTATCAGATGTTGTCTGTTTGGGGTGGCAAGATGCTTTATCCTGAGCGGGTGGCTGTTGCTTACTGGACCTTTGAAATCTGAAAGGCGGTTGAAAGAAAAATATGGCTGATATTCGTTTGTATAAGGGGGGTACCCCTGACATCTCTTTCATGAATTGTGCTGGACATGAGGTAACCTCACGTCCGCCTTTTGGCTATCTTAACAAAAAGAAAACTCCGCCGTTTGACGCTCACTATGATGGGGCGTATAGCGTAGCTAACTTCGCAGCTGGTTTTCCCTTTATCCCCAGCGAGATTCCCTATCAGCGGGATAACATCACTAAGGTTCAGCCTGAGGGTTTGGCTGTTGGTGATATTCTCCAGATGATTGTGGTCCCGTGTAACCATTATGTTCGGTCAGTTCGGTTTGATATTGGTCAGCCCGATGCTTTGTTGGCGGGCTGTACTGTTGAGTTGGTGGCTCAGAGTGTGGAATGGGACCCCACGGCTAACAGTAATCGCGGGGGTTTTGTGTTGACCGAGTTGTCTGACATCAGCGACGCAGCCGCCGCTCAGGGTGTGAGTGCGCCGATTGATGTTTCAGAGCCATTTTCAGTTGTTGTTTGGCTGGATAAAGTGGTTAATGGTTATGCCCAGCCGTTGTATGCTGTGCCTATTTTTACTACTACCGGGTCTGGGGTTGATGCAGTTACTATTCGGCACCAAAGCGGCGGGATTATTCTGGGGGTTAAGATCGTTTCTTTGCCTACTGACGCTGACTATGGGGTCCATATGGCTCGGAATGACTGGTGGCTGACTTCCCGTATTGAGGGGTTTGAGTCGCCCGGAGGACTGTGATTATGGCCAATATTCAAAATGGTAGGATCATTACTGAGGAGATTAGCGGTTCTTACGGGAATCGGACGCCGGGTCATTTAGGAGTACTCAGTAATGTCAACTCCCCCAGGGCTGGCGGTCCCAGTAGTGAGTCTGAGGCTAATTTGCCTCGGCCCCGGATTCCGGGACATTTGGGTCGGGAGGCAGATGCTGGAGTTATTGGGAGGCTTAAAGCTGTGGCTGGTCCGACTGGTTCCGGACCGCAATTGATTACCTCTCTTAAGAGCCAGAGTTTTCTAACCCCGACTATGGGACCGGGCAGTAATGCTTTGCCGGAGTCTGGCAAACCCATTCAACAACAGAAAGCTCAACCTAAATCAGGTTCAAGCATGAAGAAATAAGAGGAGGATAGTATGACTATAGGCAGTGAAAACATACTTTCTTCGGAAGCTATGGAGAAAATAGTCCAGAATGAAGGGTCTTTGACTGATGCCTTAAGGGCGATGGGGGCTAAGAATACTGATCCTCCGCGCCCTCCGGCTCCTTATTTAAAAGAAATTAAATCAGGGATTATCCATGTATGGAACGTAGGCATGGCTAACCGTCCTGATCTTGTGGTTTGTTGTGATGAGAATGGTAATGAGGACCCAGCTAGTTGGATGGGGCAGCGTCCGGTGGGAATGAGGGCTGACGGTACTATGCCTACTTTGGCTGAAATTCCAGCGGAGATATTGCAGATGAAGAAAAAGAGGGCTGAGATGTCTCTATCTCAACAGCCCCCGTCCCAAATTGATTTTGACCGGGCGGTGACTGAATTTGGTTTACCTGGGGTAAAGACCTATACTAGCGACGTCGTAAGTCAGCCGGAGATTGTGTTGGATAAGAAGGAGGCCCCCTTGTCTCCGGCCCAACCTCATATTGATTTTAACCGGGCTATTACTGAGTTTGGATTTTCCGAAGTAAAAACTTATTCAGAGTCGACCGAAATTAATTCGGCGATGCCTTTCTCTGGTATGAATAATTTTACCATGGAAGAAAAGATAAAAGAAATCCAGAGGATAACAGGTTTGATTGGGGACGAATAATTATGGCTAGTGTCAGTTCTCTCCTGTCTCAGTTGTCCATGGATTTGTCGGATCCTGGATTTGTCAGATGGACGAGGGACCAATTAAGGGCGTATTTACTGGAGGGGCTGATAGTTGCTTTTGGTAAGCGTCCTGATTTGTTTATGGAGCGGGTGATTATTAAACTGGATAGTTGTTCTACTTTGCAGGATACCTGCGAGTGTGATCGGGTTTTCCGTGTTTTGGGACAGTCAACTGAGGACGGGAGGATTATCAGGACTTTGCGACGTAAGTCCTCCAGTTCTAAAATAGTTTGGAATGGTAAGCCCTGCCGCACAGAGCCGGGGGATTTTAAGTTGAACTCTTATTCTCTTACTCCGATCACTAATGTTCTGGAAGTATATCCTGAGGTCCCTCCGGGTGTTGATGTTTGGGTAGTGATTGAGTGTGCCAAATCACCGGAGAAATTATCTGACGATGATGATTTCTCTAATACTCTGTCGGTGGCGGCGAAACAATGGGCTTTATCTCGGGCACACCGGATCGACGGCGAGGTTAACCAATTAGCCTTTACTTTGGGTCGGGACCATGAAGCGGCGTTCTGGCGGCTTTTGGCTTATAATATGAGGGCTGTGGATGCTTCTTCGGAGGATATGACTACTACCTCGACTACTGCCGCGACTGCTACGGGGAGATAAATTTGTCTGTTACTTATGACCTCTACCCCAAGATAGCTTTAAATGAATTGCTGGACGACCTAATGTTTGACCTGCCTGATTTGCCGGATGCAGCGGCAGTCCAGTTCTTAAGACGGGCAGCTATCAAGATGT